GTGGAAGAACACCAAGCTCACCGATAAGGCCAAAGAGAAACAGGCGTCGTTGCTCGACTGGGGCGACGCCATAGAGAAGCTGGAGAGGTGGACCGATGCTTGAAGCAACCGATAGGTTGATCGAGGCTCCGATAGAGCTCCAGTTTCCTCAGCGAACACCGGCTCGGCTGATTCCTTTATCCGACCCGGACTGGCCCAGGAGAGTGGCTGAGAAATACAACTTTCCCGTGGACCTGTCGCGTGGAGAGGTCTACTGGACCAGGGACTCAAAACGGCGAGCTGGCTATTGTCGTTACTACGGTGGCGGCACCTGGGAGATCCATCTGTCTTACGATCGACTAGAAGCCGAGGGATGGGATGAAGCCGAGCAGACCTTGGCTCACGAGCTCCTGCACGCCTGGCTATTCGAGCTGTCGGGAGCCGGTGGCCACGGGCCTATCTTTGACGGTATTTGTCGGAAGCGAGGGATCAAGCGTTATTGCGCAGTATGGGAATCGGTAGAAGCCAGGCCCCAGCCGGCGCTGTTCTAAAGAGGAGGATCAGATGGCACGTATACGGACCCTAACAGCGAAGTTCAGTGGAAGATGCGAATACTCCAACCTGAGCGGTTGCAAAGGCATCAAGGCCGGCGACAGAATCGTCAACGAGGGCCGAGGCCATAACTGGCACCAGGGTTGTGGACCCACTGGCGTCGACTCTCGGGCTGACGCTGAATACATGCGAGGCATGGTCGAGGCCCAGGAAGAGCGGTTTATCCGCAACACCTTCGGCGAAGAGGCGGCGGCTCAGTACGAGTACGAGCGGTACATGCGGTTCGGCGACGAGTATTAGGAGGCCACTTTGACAGAACAGTTGAGTCTCTTCGAGAGTGAGGCTGGACGCAAGGCCAATGGCTTCAAGTTCCGTGTCGGCGATGTGGTTCGAATGAATTGGCCCTGGCTCGGGCATTTCCAGGTCGCCTATCCATACCACCACGTCAAAGCAGCGGAGATCCATACGACCATAGGAGGCCACGAGATCAGGCACTATCTGTGCCACGCGGTTCCGTATGGCGCCTGCCCTGCCGAGCTCACCTGGATTCCAGAACACTATCTAATCTCCCTTGGCTTTAGCTGGTTACCGCCCAGCTATGAAGTGCTGACGGATCACCACGACCTCGTTCGGTCCCTCAGATATGGCATGGGAGATCCGTGGGATGAAGGCTGGCCAGCAGAGTACATGAACACGGTCAGCTTCCAGCCCAATAGCTTCCGGGGCGCAAAGTGGCCCTGCCACTCGCCCTACGACTTCGAACGCGAGCTGGTCGAATTCCTGGATACACAGCCGGTTAAGTGGTACGAAGTGGCCAGGGAGACCTGGTACGACTTTTTCCCTAACGATCGGCGTTCGGATCTCCACCGTCTCCAGCGAAAGTGGGGGGCCCGGATCATACAGCTCAACGCTGGCAAGCGAAACACCGGCATGAGTCTCACTCTTAGGGTGAATGAGGTCACGCACACCTCTTGACAGCCCCCCCTCCCCTTACGGTAGGATAAAAAGACGCCTACCAACACCGCACACCCAGCGGGTATAAGAAGGGGTTATGGCTCGGGCGACGAAGCTGAACGAGGCTCTGCAAGATCAGATCTGTGACGATATTCGTCTCGGTGACACCTACGTTAACGCTGCTACTCGGGCCGGGATCTCAGAGCGTGTCCTTCACCTCTGGCGTGAGAAGGGTCGCAAGGCCCAAACCGGCCAATACTTTCAGTTTTTGCAGGCCGTAAGAAAGGCCGAGGCTGAAGCCTTACGCACCGCCGCTCTCCATGTGCGAAACGCCATGTCCAACCAGTGGCAAGCGGCCGCATGGTTCCTTGAACGCCGAGATCCTGCCAACTATTCCCGTCGGACTGAGGTGAGCGGGCCCGCCGGCGCCCCGATCAAAACAGAAGCCAAAGGGCATTCTGTTATCAGAATGGACCCAGCCGAGATGAAAGAGGTCCTACTAGCCCTTGACGACGCAGGTGTCCTCAGAGGTCCGGCTACCCCCGGAGATCCTTCCCCTTAGCGACTACATCCCGCACACCCCACACCCTAAACAGCTAGCCTTTTTGTACCTGGACTATTACCGAGTCCGTGAGGCCCTATATGGGGGAGCCGCTGGAGGTGGGAAGTCCGACGCTCTACTTATGGCGGCGCTCCAGTACGTTCACATCCCAGGCTATGCGGCGTTGCTTCTTAGGCGTACCTACGCTGACCTGGCGTTGCCCGAGGCCCTTATGGACAGGGCCTCCACCTGGCTGGCCGGCAGCTCTGCCCGTTGGCGAGATGCAGAAAAGACCTGGCACTTTCCGTCCGGTGCAACCCTCACCTTCGGGTACCTGGCCTCTGAACGGGACAAGTACAGATACCAGAGCTCGGCGTTCCAGTACATCGGCTTCGACGAGCTGACCCAATTCACCGAGACACAGTACCGATACCTTTTCTCTCGACTTCGGCGAGGCGCCGCCGCGGTCAACGTTCCGCTGCGGATGCGGTCGGCCAGTAACCCGGGCGGGATCGGTCATGAGTGGGTCAAGCAGCGGTTCATTGTTGAGGGCGCAGCCTCCGGCCGGCATTTTGTCAAAGCCAAACTGCCGGATAACCCCTCCCTGGACCAGGCTGAGTACGTGGCGAGCCTGATGGAGCTTGACCCCATCACCCGGCAACAGCTACTTGATGGAGACTGGTCGGCCCGCCATGGTGGGTCCATGTTTCAGCGCCAGTGGTTCGAGATCGTGGATGCTGCGCCGGTAAAGAACATCGTGTGGTGTCGGTTCTGGGATATGGCCGCAACGGAGCCGAAAGAAGGTGTTAAGCCCGATGCTACTGCCGGGGTGCTGATGGGTAGGACGACCGAGGGTATAGTCTATGTGGGCGACGTCCAGTGGACCCAGAGTACACCCCTCGATACCGAACGGCTGGTCAAGCAGACAGCCATTTTAGATACCGCTACCTTGCCGCCGGGTTTATTGATCCGCATGGAGCAAGAGCCTGGATCCTCTGGTAAGACGGTTATCGACCACTACCAGCGAAAGGTCCTGCCCGGCTACAATTTCAGAGGCCGTCCGTCTACCGGCCAGAAGTACATCCGAGCCGGTCCGTTCAGCTCCCAGGCAGAGGCCGAAAATGTGAAATTGATCTCAGGCCCTTGGAATGGCCGTTATCTCGATGAACATGAAGGTTTCCCGGAGATAGACCGAGATGACCAGGTAGACGGGTCCAGTGGAGCGTATAATGAGCTGGTGCGAGTCATGGGGACCCCCGAACCTTCCAAGACAATCGCTACAGCAGGCACCAGGCGCAGACTGACGGCCGCAGAGAATCCCTTGGGCCTGGACCCGGACGACCCGAAGTATTGGGACGAGGAGATCTAGATGGTACAACTCTTGACAGCTCTGGGGAATCCGCCTGAACAGGTTATTGACCAGTCGATCCTGGACTGGATAAACGAGCAGGAACAAGCCCGCCGAAAAAGTTACGCGGTCTACGACGACTACTACGAAGGCGCTCAGACCGTCAAGCTGACAGACCGTCTCAAGAAATTCCTTATGGCCGATGGCCTCAGCTTCCGGGATAATTTCTGTGAGGTCGTGGTGGACGTCCTGGCCGAACGGTTGGAGGTCATCGGTGTCGACTCCAAGGACGAAGAGCTCGATACCTGGGCCTGGGGTCTCTGGCAGGCGAACAGGATGGATGCCGTCCAGCTCTTAACTCATTCCCAGGCCCTCATTAGAGGCGACTCCTACGTCCTGGTGAGTTTCGATAACGCCGAAAAGGTGGTCAAGATGCACCACCAGGACGCCCATATGATCCTACCTCGGTACGACCCCAACACCGGGGAGATGGTCTGGTGCAGTAAAAAGTGGACCGAGATGATCGACTCCATGTCCAAGACCAGAATGAACCTCTTCTACCCGGACAGGATCGAGAAGTTTATCAGTCGCGGTGGCTCCCACAATTGGCAGCGGTTCCTCGACGACGGCGAGGATACGTGGCCTGTGCCATGGGTTTCGGCTGACGGTAGGCCGCTCGGAATCCCGATCATTCATTTCCGAAACCGTCCCAACGGAAACGACTTTGGGACGTCGGAGCTCTACAACGTAATCCCGATGCAGGACCTCTTGAATAAAAGCCTGGTCGATCTCATTCAAGCTCTGGACGTTCACGCATTTCGTCAACGATATGTTGTGGGTGTACAAGCCGCTGGAAATCTCGAGTCTGTCCCGGGTGCTGTCTGGGATCTCTCACCGAAAGATGTGTCGGAGCAGATATTAGTTGGCGAGTTTGAGGCCGCAGACGTTGATGGGATGCTGAAAGCTATCGAGACCATTGTTCAGCACATCGCCGGTCGGTCTCGAACACCCCAGCACCTGTTCCACATCACCGGCAACTATCCGAGTGGCGAGTCGCTGAAAACGGCTGAGGCCGGTTTGGTCAGCAAGATCAAGAACCGCCAAGTCGGGTTTGGCAATGCCTGGGAAGATGCGATCTCTCTTGCTTACCGGTTAGCCACCAGCTTTGGTCAGGAGGGTACCCCCATGATGAGGGAGGGTACCCCTTGGATGGGGGTGGGCACCCTGGTAGAGATGGTATGGGAAGACCCAGAGATCAGGAACGAGCTGACCCATCTCCAGGCCCTTAAAGAGAAGCTGGCCCTGGGAGTTAGCCAGCACCAGATCTGGCGGGAGATGGGCTACGACCAGGATCAGATCGACCAGATGGACCAGGACCAGCAAGACCAACGGGTCCGGGACACCAACCTCGGGGCGGCGATCCTTGAAGGTTTCAACCGCGGTCAGAACGTCTAGGCACGTTATACGCAGGCTTAGGTACGGGGAGCTATGCGCTGGCATCGGTGGCCTTAGTATCGCTATGGAAAGGCTAGGGTTTGCACGCAAATGGTTCGTAGAGATAGATGGATTCTGCCAGAAGATACTCAAGAAGCACTGGCCCTCGACCCCGATATATGGCGACCTGAAGAAGTTGACCTCCTCTGTGCCGGGTTCCCGTGTCCTCCCTGGTCCACCGCTGGCAAGCGTCGAGGAGAGGATGACGAACGGAACCTCTGGCCCGAGGTCTACCGATCCATTTGCTATCTACGACCCCGATACGTCTTCCTGGAAAATGTCCGGGGCCTCCTTACTTTCGACTACTTTGGCACCATACTCGGGCAGTTGGCCGAAGCAGGGTACGATGCGGAATGGGGTGTGTTTTCGGCGGCGGAGGTCGGTGCAACCCACAAG